ATTCGCCATATTTATGCTTCACAGGTTTGGTGGTTTTGGGCGGCTTCGATTCGTCAGAATCGGATATATTATCCTCACCTAAACTAACCTTACCTATCCTATCCTTACCTAACCTAACCTGTGGTTCCAACTCGTATCCACTCTGTATACATTCTGTATCCATTTGGTTTCCATTAGGTATACCAAGGGTATAGGCACGATTTTTCTTGATTTCAAGACACTTCTTTTCTTCGCTGTACACTGTTGGCTTGTACCTGTCAGATTGTATGTAATTGTGAATTTTCCAATGCTTTATCACAACAATGCCTGATTCAAAAGGTATGATGAAATTCTTTACAATCAGCAGCTTCAAATCGTCATCAGAACCGCCTATCATTCTCTGAATCTTTTTGGGATTGTTTATGAATCCATCGTCATCAGCCCTCATGGATAGATGAAAATACAAAGCTTGTGACGAAAGCGGCATATCCAGGAAAGCATCACTGTCAATTATCGTTTTTGCAAACATTCTTCTCTCTGCCATTTCTATCTTTCCTTTCCGTAAAATTCACACACAGCTTCACACCTTTGGGCTTCCCGTTGCAATCAAAGAACTTTTCGCAGCGGATGCACTCACGGTCTTTCTTCAATTCTGTTTCCATCAGATTCACCTGCCTATCCGAAAATGCACAGAACCACAATGCCGATAATAGTTGCAATGAAGCCCTTTGTGAAATTATTTCTGTTCTGCTGAAGTTTATCGCCAACCATTCCAAACAGAAGAAATACAGCCAATATCGCTAAAAATACCACCATTATGAATTCCCCCTTTCCTGGGCAGTTTCTTCATGCCCATGTAATCTGTACCGCTTGATATGGCACTTCTCTCCGTATCGGTTTCTGACAGCTTCAACACTGCTTGTGATGGGATAACCCAGGCTTCTCAAATCGGATATTCTCGATGCCAGGCGCATGACACCCAAATCACGCAGCGCATCAAGTTGTGTTATGCTGCCAAAATCCCTGATGTACTCCAAAATTCTTTCATTCTGTGTGGGCTTGTGTTCAACCTTTCCCATCTTCTTCACCTGCTTTCTGAATATCAACTTCAATCCTCGGATTCTCGGAATCTACAAAGAAGTGATCCGTAAACCCAACAACACCCTTCCATCCATCTGCAACTATGATTCCATTACTTACAAGCGCATCCAGGATGAATTTCTTTGCGAAGCAGATATTGTCCAAATCTCGCTTCTTATTAAGTTCGTACCATCTGAAGGCAAGCCTTACCTTCCCATCAAAATGGACACCTTTCAACTGCGTTCTGATGAATGCACCTATAATCATTTCTGAATGCTTTTTCATTTCAGCCCCGGCATATCGGTTGCTCCGACAAGCCCTTGTATACTCATTCAGATTAGGAAGTTGCCCATAAATAACAAGTGTTTTCATTCTGCCACCGCCTATCCAATCATCTTTGCAAGAAGCTGCTCATATAAATTCTTATAAACATTGGCTTCTGCCTTGGCTGCCGCAAGTTCTTCCGCTGCTTCAATATCACAACGGAAACCATCGGGTGTTACTTCCATCAAAGCTTCCACCGGGATTGTGGGAACTTCTACAACCTTTTCAACCACCTTCTGTTCAATACCCAGGCACTTCGCAATGCCTTCATCAATCTGTGCCATTTCCTCTGCCCTTGCAGTGCGAACAAACTCACCGAACCTGTCATTGGTAGCAAATGAAACCATGCCGCAATCCGCATACATCATTCCACCACACACAATAGGAACATTGATTTCGCCTTTGGGTTCATCCGTCAAAACGATAATATTTAGGTACCGGTTACCTGCCCGGAAATCAGCAGACACAACCAATGCTTCCTTGGTTTCTGCTCTGTTTACCATTTCATATTCATAAATTTCTCCACGCTTATATTCCATTCTGCTTTCCTCTTTCATATAATTTTTGATGGCAGAGTATGCCGTGGGATCGACATACCCTGAACCATTTCGCAATAAGTCCTTGTCCATAATTTCGCCACCTTATGTCGGGAAGGGAAGTTCTTCATCCAAACCGTCCGGGATATTCATAAAACCACCATAATTGTCCTGCGGTGCTTCCTGTTGTCCACTGCCTTTGCTCTCACAGAAATGATGTCCTTCAACCACGATTTCCGTGGTATACACCTTCTTGCCGGTTTCTCTGTCGGTGTAGCTGCCTGTCTGAATTCTGCCTTCAACCGCAATCTTCATGCCCTTATTCAGATATTTTTCAGCGAATTTACCCTGCTTGCCGAATGCTACACAGGGAATAAAATCTGCATTCTGTTCACTATCTCGGCTGTTCCTTCTATCAACCGCCAATCTGTACCGGGCAATGCATATTGCATTTTCTCCCTGGCTGTATCTCACTTCAGGATCAGCCGTCAGCCTTCCCATTCCAATCCATTTATTCATTCTCTTATCCTCTCTTTCTACAAAACACTTTTACCAAATTCTTTTATAAAATCTTCCCGGCTCCCGTAATGGCTTTCGTAATACTCCTGTGCCATCGTTTTCAGCCTTAAATCCACCGCTTTTGCATCCTTCCCGGCAAATACACCATTAGGGTGCAAATCGGGGCGTAATGGGGCAATAAAGCCCCTTCTTTCACTGTTCTTTTTATTGGCACCGCCGAAAATATGATGGCGTTCCACCGGGGCGCAGCCTGTGAACATACAATGTTCCATATCATCGGTGAACACACTAAAAAGTTTTTTCATGCTGCTTCTCCCATTGCTCTAACGCCCGGCGCATTTCCTCTGATGCCGGTGCTTCCAAGCCCATTTCTTTCATTTCAGAAATCACACCATCCAAAAGCACCGAAAATTCCTTGGTATTGTAAGTGCTGCTCCCGAAATAGCAAAGCATCTGAACCGCCTTCTGCCCGTTGATGTCAACCTCACCAATCACTTCGCATTCACGCCACTGTGCCTTCACTGCATCCACCACCGCAGGCTTCACGCAGATGTATGTAAACTTCCCGTACCGCTTCAGCATCTGAAGGTATACATCCCATTTATCAGACCGAAGGGCTTCAGCAATCCTTCCCAGGCACAACCACAACAATCCGTTGGCATCCAATGACCGCTTTTCCCGGTGCTGCACCGCTTTGATGGACAGCTTTTCGCAATCTTTGATTTTGTCAATCTCATGCAAGGCTGAATGCTCATTGATTGATAGGGTGATATTATGCTTCCCGGTCAAATAGTCGGTGTTGACCGCAACCACATTGCCTGTCCACTCCATCAGGCATCCTTCTTTCTGTTATCCATCAGGAATACTCTCTTTCCCTGGGTGATGTTTTTGATTGACAGTGCAACAATGTTTCTGTCATCATCGTAAAGAATCTGCTCAACAACAAATTTGTCATAGCACTGAAACTTACCATTGCCGCCCTGCTTGATTTCCGCATTTTCAGCAGAAATCCAAATGAAGGGTGCAGAATATAATTCACGCCCAATGCCCCAATTAAAACAGGCACGTTTGAAGGAATCCGATGCAAGCCCTTTTTCCTTCTCTGTGAAGGATTCAGTGCCGGTGTCCTCTTTTCCAACCCACTGCTTCTTCACATCATCCCAAATGGTCACAGTGCAATTTGCATTATCCCTGCTGTGGTGCCGCTGCCAATTAAATGCGCCAACAGTTTCATCCAGGATGTTCTGATCCACCCTTGCATCCTTATAAAGAAGCAGGCTTAATCCCTTCTGATTGATGGTGGCAATTCTGCAATCAATCTCATTTGCATTCAATGTTCTGAACTTATATTCCATATCTGTTCCCCCACTTATTTAATCTGAATGTTTTGATTCTCTACAATAGCCACGCCATCAAGCTGAAGCCCTGCTTTTACCGCTTTCTTCAATTCCACCTTATCCACATCAGGTGCTTTGAACTTCAGGTATTCATCAGGAATATTGGCATCTTCAGAAATTTCCAAAGATTCAGACTTCCTGAAGGACACCTTCACCCTCGCACTTTCAAAAGGCGTACCTTCCAAATATCCTGTGATGTACCGCTTCAGGCTTTCCATCCTGCTTTCTGCCGCTTTCTGCCGCTGTGCGAAGGCATCCTTCTCTGCCTTCAGTGCTTCCGCTTCAGCCTTCAGATTCTTGATCCACAGGCAGATATTTTCCACCTTGGCATCCCTGGTCATGCTCAATTCCTCGAATTTGTCAACATCGAAGATTTCACCGGTTTCCACATCTACGCAACCCAAGATTGCGCTGTCAATTTCATAAAGATTCATTATTGTTATCCTCACTTTCTTCAATATCCAAAATGCTTTTCAAATCCTCTGCCGCAACATATTTGTTCTTGCGCAGCAACCTCTCAATTGTGCCAAGCTTCTCTGATTCCCGAACCAATCTTTCATATTCAGGTTTAGACACTGCCACAACCTGAAGCGCATCTGTATTCAATGCCATTTTTTATTCTCCCTTCTCGTTTTTGCTTTCACATATTGCAACAATATGTTTGCATAACGCTTCTGGTATAACGCTTCTTTCTTTACTATTTTTTAAACCTTGGCTGCTACCGGGTGTATGTGATCCCCTTGGTGCCGGAACATGACAAGTATCACCATTCTTGCACATAGGTTTGAATTGCGGATTCGGATGGTTTGTCCAAATGTCGGTGGGCTTCATTCGTGAATCACCGTACTGACAATATGTAACTGTGTACCGGGGAAGCCCTTGCATCCAGGTCATTTTCCGCATTCCACCCCTGGGATTCTCAATGAAAAAGAATGTAGGCTTTAAATCCTTGATAAGTTGCAAAACGTGTTGATCTACCTGGTCACAGAATTTTGCATATTCGCTGACCGGATCAAGATTCCCTGTTTCATCATTCTTCCTTCTGTGGTGGCTGATTGCTGCAATGCTGAATGTTGAGCAATCAGGTGATGCCCATATCACATCCGGTTTGCCAAATTGCCGAAGAATATCTTCTGCTGTCACCGTTCCAATATCTACATACAGGTTGATATTTTCAAAATTCTTATTCCATTCCACAGAAAACACTTCATGCCCCCTAGCTTCAAATGCCTTGCCAATGCTTCGTGTTCCTGCGAATAATTCCAATACTTTCACTCTTTCTCCCTTTCTATCTCTCTGTGATATTTTCAAGAACAACATTGCCCTGCCTGTCATAAATGATGGTTTTCAGCACATTCCCATCCACAAAGCATTCAATGGTTGCGCATTTCTCAATGCTGCCATTGTTCCGCTGTGTCAGATGCAGAACCATTCCACCATCTTTCCGAGAAGAACCACCCGACAGGCTTGTCTTTCTCCCATCAATGCTGCCTTTTATGTAAAAATTCCTTACCATAGATACCTTCCAAAAATTCAGTGTTGGTATCTTTAGTTCTTCAAATCACATCTTCTGTGAAAACTCTGTGGTTATCATTCAGACACTTTTCGCAGATATACTCGCCGTTTACCTCAAAGCAGTGTTCCTCTTGTATTGGATAACCGCACTCGGAACACTTGGGAAGCTTGTCCAAATCTGCTTGCTGTTCTGCATCATGCCTTGCAAAATCAGATAATGGATTGTCCGTGTAATACATCTGAAATTTCACCATCCTCAATCACAAACTCATATCCAAGTTGATTCAGCCTGTCCAAATCTTCCAGGGTGGCTTCACCACCAAAAATCAAATCAAGTTCCATTGCTTTCTCCTTTCCTGCTTTGCATGGATATAACGCCTTTCATTAAATCCGCAGCCGCATTATGTATTTGTTTCATCCGTCTTGCCCGTTCTTCTTCTGTAAGGTCAGGTATATGTACTCTGATGATCCAACCCGGTGATTCAAATGTCTTTACTTCTTTGTATGTGTCCTGCACCTTACTCATTGCACCACTTCCTTTTTGTTGATGTAGTAGTCTATGCCGCTACTGTTTGTCCTGATTCGGTAGATTCTCAATCTACTTAGGACGCAAAAAAAATACGCTCTTTTTCGTCTGCTGTTTCAATCTTCAGCAAATTACAAAGCCCATTAATTTCGCTTGCCTTAAACTCATTTTCATTTCGGATTTTTTTTGCAAGACTATATGCTGTAATCCCAATAGATTTTGCAATATAACTTTTCTTAAATCCTGATTTTTCAATGATTTGTTCAAGCAATGCTGTATTAGTCATGTACTCACCCCTTTCTTGTTTGTGAGTAGATTCACAATCTACTTTTTCAATATAATATTTTGTTGATTGAAAGTCAACTATTTTTTTTAAATTTCTCAAAAAAAGTTGATTCTAAGGGAATTTAGTGGTAAAATTCTCTTATCAACTAAAGGCAGGTGATGTGAATGACAGAAATCGGACGAAATATAATGCAAAGAAGAAAAGCATTAGGAATGACACAGGAAGAATTGGCGAAGAAAATGGGTTACAAATCAAAGTCGACTATTAATAAAATTGAAAATGGGACAAATGATATACCACAATCAAAAATAGTAAACTTTGCCCAAGTGTTGGAAACCACTCCGGGTTCTTTAATGGGATGGGAAAAAATCGAAAAAAAAGCCGACACCATTACTGATGTCGTGCTAAGAATGAAAAGTGATTCAGAATTTTTAGAATTAGTAGAAACTTTAAATACTCTTGATGGTGAAAAGATTCGTGGTGTTAAGCAGCTACTATCTGCATTTCTGAAGTAATTGAAGGATAATTTCAAGAATCTCTATATCTTGGCATTGTTGTAGTAAAGTAATTATTTTTGCTATGTATTCTTCATTCATATGTAGCCCCTTTCCCAAACATGGAACAAACGTTCTGAAACTATTATACTATCTGACAATTCAGATATATAGTGGAAATTGTTGTTAATTTTGTTATACACCTAATGTTGAAAAATGTGTGTCGAATTTTGTTAGGAAGGATGTTAAGAATGTATAAACAATTTGAAATCAACTTTACACCCGAGGAAGTTATCGACTATTTAAGGAAATCTCGCTCTGATGATCCGTCACTCACAGTGGAAGAAGTACTCGCAAAGCATGAAGCAATCCTGGATGAATGGGCTGAAAATAATCTTGGCGGCAAAGTTCCTGAAGAAAACAAATATAGAGAAGTTGTGTCCGGTGAAACTTTAAAGGAAAGACCGGAAATCAACAAAGTTATCAAAAGAATTGAATCTCCCAAAATCAAAGCCATCAAAATTGTAGAACCGCAACGTTTGACCCGTGGTGATTTAGAGGATATTGGGCGCATTATGAAATTACTGAAGCACACCAACACTTTAGTAATCACGCCAAACAGAATCTATAATTTGCAGGATGAATACGATTGGGATGCATTGGAAAGGGAATTAAAGCGTGGTAATGAATTCCTTGAATATACCAAGAAGATTCTGAATCGTGGAAGGCTCCTGTCAGTAAGCCAAGGAAACTATATTGGTAATACTCCACCATACGGATATGACAAAACTTTCATCACAGAAGGAAAGCGAAAATGTCCAATTTTGGTGCCTAACAAAGAAGAAGCAGATGTTGTGCGCATGATGTTCGATTTATATGTCAATCAGGATATGGGATGCCAAAGCATATGCAACAAATTTGACGAAATGGGTATCAAGCCACCCAAAGGTGAGCATTGGTCACCTGCCGCAATGACAAAAATGCTTGAAAACATTCACTATATCGGAAAAGTAAAATGGAACCATCGGAAAACCCTTACCATTGTCGAAGATGGCGAATTCATTCAAACAAGACCGGTTTCCAAAGTGGGTGAATATTTGATATATGATGGTAAGCACGAAGCCATTATCAGCGAAGAATTGTTTAATGCTGCGCAAGCAAAGAAAGGCAGAAACACACGGCAAAAACCAAACACAAAAGTCAGAAATCCTCTTGCCGGGCTTCTGTGGTGTAAATGCGGAAGGGCAATGTCTATGAGGACTTATAGTCAGCACAATGCAGAACCAAGGCTTTTATGTGATGGTCAAACTCATTGCAAAACCGGTTCCTGCTTGTACACTGATATGATTGAGCGAGTGGAAGAAATCTTGGAACAGTGCATAAAAGATTTTGAAGTAAGGTTGCAAAGTGACGAAGGTAATTCTTTAAAACTTCATGCAAACCTTGTCAAAAACCTTGAAAAGCGAATGAAGGAATTACAAGAAAAGGAACTTTCACAGTGGGAAGCACAATCGCATCCTGATCCGGCACAAAGAATGCCTGCGGAAGTTTTCAAGATGTTGAATGAAAGATTGCTGAAGGAAAAAGAGGAAGTACAACAGGCACTATGCAAAGCCTACGAATCTATGCCTGAACCTGTTGATTATGAAGAAAAGATAGTTAGATTTCAGGATGCCCTTGCTGCGCTTCGCAATCCTGAAGCGGATGCCGCAACGAAGAACCGATTGCTGAAGGCTTGTATTGACAGAATCGAATATCACAGGGAAAAGCCTGTAAGAATCAAAAGTCAGCAGACAAGATATTATGACAGCACTACGAAAAAAACACGCTATAAATCACCGCTAAAAACAGGCGGCAATTGGACTTCACCGCCGATTGAGTTAGATGTGAAATTGAAGGTGTAAATTTTTTTGCGCCTTCAATTCCATCATCAATGCGCAGGTTCATTCGCGCATAAGTGATGGATATAAAAGAAACGCCTTGATGTATCAGCTTTTTCACCACTTTGAAAAGATAAAAAAGAAGGGCAGGATTTATTCCTGCTCTTTTTGTATGCCATATTCCTTTTCCATTTCATCCATGAAAGCATCAAAATCTGTCAGTTCTTCTTCCTGGTATCGCTTGACCGATTCAACAGCCATTTTATACAATTCTTCCATGGTTACATCCCCTTTTGAGCGTATTATAGCACAGAAGAAGGGCAGCCATGAAGCTGCCCTTTTATGTTTAATATCCTACAGCCTTCGCACCATATTCTGCTTGCTCGCTTGTGAATCCTTCATACTTTAATTGGTCTATCAAACCTTCTTTGGAAAAAGCCATCATATCCAGGTATGATTTCGCCTGCTTTGCAGCCTGCTCATTCCAATCTGCTCCGCAGTTATCTGCACCATATTTCGCCTGTTCATTCGTGAAGCCTTCGTACTCCAATTGGTCAACCAATCCAGAGTGTGAAAAAGCCATCATATCTAAATAAGATTTTGCTTGTCTAAGGGCTTGTGCATTCCAATCTGCACCACAATTATCTGCCGCAAAAACCGCATCCTCTTTTGAATATCCTTCAAACTCCAACTGTGACACCAATCCAGAATGCGAAAATGCCATCATTGCCAAATATGATTCAGCCTGTCTAAGTGCATTCTTCTGCCCCATTGTCATAGAAGGTTCTTCAGTGGGTGCTTCCGTTGGTACTGCTGTCGGTTCTGCTGTGGGTGCTTCTGTGGGTACCGCTGTTGGTGTTTCCTTAGAAGGCACCTTTGTTTCCACAGCGGATGAAGCCTGGCTTGAAATCTCTGTTGATGCATCTGTATCACCGCCGCCACCTAATGAACCAAGTATGCCAATAACCACAAATACAACAATTATGATCCACCATTTACGTTTCTTCTTTTCTGTTTTTTCCATTGCCCCTTCTCCTTCGCAAGAAATTATTGTGAAATAATTTTCTCACTATTGGGATATTTTGTCAATAAAAAGTAGGGCAAGGAATATTCCCTGCCCTTTACAATTTAATCTTTTCGTTCCAGGTCTTGAATTCGGTGATTGATAACCTTGATCTGTTCTTCCACCACAGGCATCCTTCTTGCGAAGCCGTTATGCTCCCGAACTTCCCTGGTCAGTTCATCCAGTTTATATTCGATGATTGCAATGGTCTGTTGCTGTTTGGCTTCAGCTTCCATTGTCTGTGTTTTATAAGCTTCTAAGGTTTTCTTGTGGGTGAAGTGATTATTTATCAAACACACAATAAGTGTTACCACACCCCCAATTGCTGCTGAAATGATTGTTTCCATGATAGTTCCCTTTCTTTTGTATGTTATTTTTTATGCTTTGTAGCCTATTGCCACCCACATGACACCTGTGTTTGTGGTTCCTGCTCTTGTGACAAAGGCATCAAAACCTGTTGTTGTGATATTGGCTGCTGCATTCCCTAACACTGATGTTCCGGGAACCGTTGTGTATGCCGTTGTAAGCACTACAGGTGCATCTGTGTATGCAACATCAAATTTTACTGCTTTTGATGTTGGTGTACTCGGTTCCGGTGTGATGGTTACATTCCCCCACTGAATCAGCAAGCCATTGGAAAAATGCACCCTGCCTGTTCTGCTCCCATGCACCACGGGTTCGGATGATACAAAATCATCACCGCCATTTGCACGGCTAAATTTTATCCCTGCATCCACAACAAGATTCTTTGTACCGCACAGATAACGCCATATGCCCACGCTATTCAAGGAATCCCAACAACCGATTGATGTAGGACTTGTACCGCTTCCACCGTACAACTTCGCATTGTGAACATACTCGGCATCTTCTGTTGATTGGATGTATATGTTTTTTTCATCATTGGTCTTTTTCCATCCACCCATCTGAATATTCCGGTAGAAATTCACATCCATATCAATTTCTATTTCATCTTCCACTTCAGAAACCTTGCCGAATGCCAAGCCTTTCCCACCTGCATGAAAATCCATCAGTGTGAAAGCCGTTGCAATCTCCGCAAATGCTCTGACCGGGTTATCCTTATTAAAATAATCAGTAATAGACAGCCGCAAGTCATAGGAAGAATCTGTGTCCAGGTTGATATTCAACAACATATTGCTATCGTAAGAATAAACACTACCTGATGCCGCTTCTGTCCATGTATCGCTTGACTTTAGTTTGTATTCCACCACATAGCTTTTGGTGTTCTTATTTCCCAGGGCTGAAATGGCAAATTTGATTCTCGCCAATGCCATTGTGCCTTCATTATCTGCGGCACCCAACCCATTCGCACGAACCGCCGTGAAAGTACTGATTTTGGCTGCTGTGTATGCCAATACTGAAACTGTGGTGCTTTTGGTAGCTGTCCTGCCCCTGGAATCGGTCACAGTGGTTGAAATGGTCACTGTACCGGATGATGCAAGCACCCCGGATGTGAAGCTGCTCCCGGTGTAGCTTTTGCCGCTTATGGTGGTCTTATATGATTTGATGGTACTTGAATAACTTCCTGCCGCACTTATTGTCACCTTTAATTTGGATTTATTCTGGATGTATGCCCCAAACTGCGCAGCAAGCCCGGAAACGGCTTCTGCAACTGTCAGGGAAGAAATACTTGGTACAACTGAAGAAGGCACCCTGGCGGTGAAGGAAACCGTCTTGGTGCCTATTAGTGTGCTTCCGTTATATGTCTTGCAGGTAATGGTGCAGGTGCCGGATGTTCCATTGGGAATCTGCGAAGCCAAGGACAAAGGAACCGTCCAGGTTTTCGATGTGCTAAGGTCACTTCCAATGGTTCCGGTAGCACTTCCAAACTTATATGTCAAGGTATGGTCAAAACTGCTTGATGCCCTTGGCATTGAAATTGTAATATCCGCACCCATATTCACCGAAGATGCCGACAATGTAGGTGTGGTTGCCCTGGGAATTGTGGTCAATGCCTGGGAATAACTCTGACTACTTGAAGAAAATTGGTCATGCGTGATCCGGGCAGATGTTGCCAAGGTTTTCTTTCCATCTGCATTGTGGGCAATGTTTAGCGTTTTGGAAAACAGCACAATTCCTGATGATGTAATT